GTCCTAATGACATAGTGTCACACACAACCGATAATATATGCACTAGGTCAGAAAATCCTAGTGATTCAATCAACAAACTTAAGAGGCGTGACTATGAGAGAATTTTTACTTTATGGGCTTGAGCAAGGCGAAACCCGTGACTACATGGAAACCTTGCTTTTAAGCGGTGCAAAGACAATGGCGGAGATTGAAAGAGTTATTAAACTGGCCACGGATGCGGGCTTTCATTCTTTCCGTGTTGCAACCTATAACGGCGAAAAGCCTAATTTTGCAAAGGCGGTCAATGTATGAGCGCTTTTACAATTCACCAGTCCGCATACTACACCGCAAGTTTAATGAGCTGCGGCCTAGTCATTGAATCAACACGCAAAGCGGGAGGGGTCAATTTGCGTCATGACCACCCGCAATTTGCGGAGTATGTCGATGCCCTTAGAACGGCGATTGATGATGATGAGGGCGATGCCATTTGCCGAGCTTTACTTAATTAAGGGGCATAACATGGATAAAAGCGAAATTCTTTGGGCCATTGCCTGCGTTGTTGTCTTTGCCTATATCGGCGTTCTTTTGGCCTGGAGAGGTTAATTATGACCACTGACACAAACACCGACCTTGAAATTCAAGTGACCACAATCGGAACGATTGACAATGGTTGCGATGGCTCTCAGCAATATATTCTGTTGAAGTGTTTAAACGACTACCTGACAGAAGATGAGGCATGGGCATATTTGCACCCACTGGTCTATCGTGACACCGACACGGCTGGCGCATATTTCTGCCACATTGTCGAGACAATCCAAAAGTCTGACGATTCGGTAATTTGTATCGTTCACCACCAGTTCAATAACTGAGAGCGTTTAAACAGAGTCTAGACCATTGGGCATTTTGTGCCCTTTGGCCTGTACTTTTGCAGGGTTTAATAGGTGTCAATCATGATTGCAATCCACACAAAATATATTTCAGCGACAAACTCAAAGGGGTCGCGCATTAAAGCCTATACAGTTGGTAACAGTATGCGAAAAGGCTTTCAAGCCACTATTTCCTACCCGCACGAATATTCGCACGAGGTTTGCCACTTTCAAGCAGTCAAAGCACTTGTTGAAAAGCATAAATTAGACTGGGACTTGACCGATATGCGTTTTGGCGATAGTGCTGATGGCAAGGGATATTCTTTTTGTTTTGATGGCTCAAAGGTGACAGAATGAAATACACCATCAAACATGGCGCAATAGCTGCTTGCCAATATGTAACCCTACCAAATGGCAAAACAATATCAATTTCCGATTCTCCCGAAGAAGAAAATTTACTTTTACTGCCTCTTGAAGTAAAAGCCGCTTTAAATCGTCAATTTGGGATTGTCTTATCTCTCCCTTATGGCATGAGGCAAGCATTTATTGATAACTCAATCCCTTTTGACGTAGAGGTGACAGAATGACGCAAACCCAAGCACTGACCCAAGCCCTTGTTTTGGCAATAACTGCACCTGACGACCAAAAAGCACAGATGGCGATAGATTTATCTATTGAGCTTGCAATGCGTTTAAACGCTGCGGATGTTGAAAAGTGCAAAGCCAATGCACTGCTAATTTTGGGGACAGCATGATATATGCCACTGTTGCCCTGCTTTTGAGGATAATTTTTCGCAAACAAATGTAAAAAGGTGTTAAAAATGAAAACTGTTTCAATAGGTTATTTTCGTGATGATGGTGATTTTGCTTTATTGGCAACACTAAACAATAATGATGGCGACATAAAACATTTTGAGTTTTTAGTTGCCGATATAAAAGGCATGATTTCCGATTGTTCGGGTATTGAGTGCATTGCTCTTGAAAGGGAAGATGCGCCAGACTATGTAACCATGAGCTAAGTTAGTAAACGCTCACTTGCAACCACCTTCGGGTGGTTTTTCTTTGCCTACTTTTAAGCCCTTCCAAGCCCTTACCCTCTTGCACCATCCAACCACCACAAAAAAACCTCTTAAAAGTGCCTTATAAGCGGTCACAGGGCTATTTTTTGACGCTTGGCAAACCCTTAAAGTTCATCGGCGTGTTCATCATCCACAAATAAACAGATGCCGACATGGTTAAGGTCATGGTCAGGACGCAATCCAACAGACCAAAAGTGATGCGCCCATCTGACCGCAATGCGTGTGCCTTCAGCCACTGACCCGCTGCCAATGTGCGCCAGTGCTTTTTTTTCTTGTTCAGAATAGAAAACGACCTGACCTTTTTTGCCCGGTGGGGCAAGGTTATGCCGCTTTTTTTGTTTCAATTCCATTGATGGTATGCCTTAGATATTCAGCGATTAACAGTGCCTCTGCCTTGTTTCCATCCTTTTTGTACTTTAATTTGGCTTCAGGCCATAAATACCTTGCCATGTCCAAAGATTCATTCTTGTCAGCGGTTAAGTGAAAATGCTTTTTCCACTTTTGAGGCGTGACCAAATGCACAGGGTATCGGGTTAATTCACAAACGGCTGAGATGACCCCAACAGCCCGCCCAAATTGGAAAGTACTGCTAACCCCTTGTCCTGGCATCGAATGCACTTGTTCCATGCAAATCTCTGCGCCTTCTTTTGGGTCAACTAGGCCAAGAATCCTAGACTTGAAAACCAAGGCCAAGATGTGTTTGTCTTGGTGTTCAATGTTGAATGCCTCAATGAACGCACCTTGACTGTCAACAGCCCCAAGTGCGCCATTGATGCTGCCAGGGTCAATCCCGATGTAAATCATTGATTTCTTTCATGTTTTTCAAGAATTCCTCTTGTATTCCCCTGTAATACCCATTTTCTTCATTGTCAATCTCTTTGACCCTGTTCCATGTGTAAGCCTTGAAACCCTTGGTTTGGGCCATCGCTAACAGGTGTTTTAGGGTGTTTTTGTAGTGTTCCTGCCAAGTCTCCTGTGAGCCAAAGGGCTTTTGAGACTTCAACAACTGGGTGGATTCTGATTCCTGATTTGTGTTCATCAAGTAGTTGGTTTGCTTCTAGTCTTGTCATACAAATAAAAGTTGTTGGGTTTTTACAGTTTTGCCTGAGTCATATCGTTTGGAGTCACCCTTTGGATATGGCTCAATTTCATATTTCAGCTTAGAGAGCATGATTCTCTTGTCTGTTTTAGAGCCGTGAAACAAGATGTATCTATGCTTCCTCGACCTTTCAACATAGTAAAAATCATCCCCATGAAGCTCTTTGATTTCTGACAGGGTTAGGCCATCACCGATGGTTTTAGCGTGTTTATGCTCTTGGCCTTTGATTGTCCAATCCACTCTGTTTGCTGACAGGCCAGTGTAGAGAAAATTAGTCGCCTGATAGACATAACCCACATGACCTTGGCTTGTGTCGGCAAAAGAAACCACAATCGTTGGCTTTGGAAGTAACTTGATTGAGTTCGCAACAAGGAAAGATGCCTCATTTTTGTTGTTTTCCAAGAGGCAAACCCTGTTGAGTTCCAAAACCTTATCTGAGTATTCTTTGCCACAAATGCCCATGCACAGTGGTGGTGATGCGGGGATGCCATAAGTCACGACACCAACCAAGATGTCATCCTTGTAAAGCCCAAAGGCATACATGATTTGAGGCATACGCTTGGCGTAGTGTTTTTCCAATAACCAAGGCTCAACCTCAAAGTTATTGATTGGCAGAACTTTCATGTTCGACCCCTTAAAGCCGCCAATTTAGCCCTGATTTCGTCTGGCATAGGTACTGATGACCTTCTGCTCTCTTGGATGGCTTCTAGGGCTGTTTCTGTGCGTTTAATCTCAGGAATCTCAGCACCATCCCATCGTTGTTGGTTCAGGTACACCAAAGGTGCAGGGATAAAAGCACCATTTGACTTTAGCCATTGCTCTGTGGTCTTTAACCATTGAACGTGCTTGATGATTTGGTCTGCTTGCGTATCGCAATAAGACTTTATCCACACCTGTTTGCATTTAGCTTTAGCCCCTTTTCTTGGGTTGCTAGGCCATACTTTCCAGAAGTCTTCAAACATTACATTCTCTTTAGACATAGGTTCTCCAAGGGTGGATAGACCAGAATCTATCCTCTCCCCTCCAGACAGTTTAGTGTTCATTCATTGACTCCTATTAACATTGAAAAACCAAAAAGCCCCAAGTGCGCTTGACGGATTTGTTCGCTTATACACATGGCCTTGTTTACCACCGATGTACCATGTGCTTTACCAGTCGCCAAATCAACGCTGGTCACATTTTTCACAAGGGGTGTACTTGTGTGCGGTGTTTTCTTCCAAGCAGTCCATGCAGACTCACTACTATCGTGTGGAGTACGGAAGCTGTTGAGACATAAAAAAAGCCACTTAGCTCTACCCTCGGTGAGAACCCTAAAGCAAAAACCAAGGGCGAGAGTAGAATTAAGTGGCCTTATTTCATTGCTTCTCACGGCAACGACTTGATGATACATCAAAAACAGGTTGTGTTGCAATTGTTTCCGTAACAACAGGTTGTGCAAGTGACATAACGACCATTTGCATAGACCGAATGAGTCGAGCAAGCTGCCCAAACTGTCAAGCTAGACACCGCTAAGTACGCACCAATAATGACTTTTTTCATGATTTCTCCTTTATACAAAACTGTTGCTGAACCTACTTGGATGCCCAAGAAAATCTAAAGCACCCCTACGATGAACAAGGTTTTTCCAGTCACCTTGGACATATTTTTCATGGGTTGTCCCATTTGAATGGCGTGATGTTGTCTCTGATTTAGTCTCAATGAGCTTCATCCGTCCAGCGTTTGTTAGATGCCACAATTCTTCAAGTTCCACCACATAACCATTCATTTCAAGGTTTCGTAGGTGGGACAAGGCATGGTTTGAACCTGGGACATGAGCTTCACTCGTAGTGAACGACAAAGAGCTTCTAGGGCCGTTTGTCAGTCGTTTCAGGGTTTGCAGTTGATTGATGGATAGTTTCATTTTTTCTCTTGTAGTGTGATGATTTAAGAATATCCCTCAACCAAAGCGCACCGCCAATGGCGTTGAACTCTAGTTTTAGGTACGGAGGAACACGAACACTGATTTGCGTCTTGTGTCCTGTTATTTCTGATGGTGGTCTAGGCATGACAGGATTATATCGTAG